TTAACTTCTTTTAAACTTTTTAATAAACTTATTGTTACTTTTTTGCATTTCCACTGAATAATATTTTTTTGAGATACTTTCATCATACACTGATTTTAGCGATCTAAATATTATTGGTTTATTATCAAAATATCTATCTAATATATTTTCTTCGTCTATTTCTAAAAGCGTAATATTAATTTTTTCATTTTCAAGTAACTTTACTAATTCTAATAACGTTGCGTTTTCAAATTGTAGTATAATTTTTTTATTTTCTTCAACTATGTATAGGTCATTAATGTGATAATCATTTACAACTGAATTATTATAAGCAATTTTTAACATAATCTTTTTCCCTTCTTAAACCTTATATTTTATTCATTATTTTGTTGTATTATCATATTGCTCTTTCAATTCAGAAATTTTTTTAGAATATTTCTTGTCAAAACTATCTTCATTTATAAATTTTTGATCATTAAATTTCTTAATCACTTCAGTCACTTTAGCAAACTCTTGGACTTCAATTTTTTTAAATTTTTCTTGAGCATACTCACTTTTATTGTATTCCCAATGGTGTTTGAGTAAAAATTTAGCGTATTGTCTAACTTCTTCTATTTCTTTTAATTTGAGTGTTTGGTTTAAATTTTTCTCTATTAAAATGCTATTTGTTTCTAAACCTTTAAAACGTTCAGTAATTATATTTAATAATCTACAGTATATGTAATTAGATATTTCATCAAATTGTTGATGATTCGATTTTTCAATTTCTTCTTTAGTTTTTGGAACAAATCTTAATGAAGATAGTATTCTATATACATCTTCAAACCGTAAAATTGGCTTAGCAGCAATATTCATAAGTTCTTTACGCCACTCAGATTTTTGATCTAAACTGTTTAATAATTCTTGGTTTTTTAATTCTTGATTTTTTAATAATTCTTCATTTTTTAATTCTTTATTACTATTAATAGTATTACTAACTCCCCAAACAGCAATTAATGCTGCTCCAATAGTACAACTACCTGTAAAAAAGATTTGAACTACTTCATTATTTTCTAAGAAAAACATAAGTATTGCTAATAATAAAATCACTAATAAGACACATATAATTTTAATTGTTAATAATGTTTTTGCTTTACTTTTACCTTTGTCATTATTCATTTCTATCTCCATATAATTTATTTTATTAATATCACTAAATTAATTATATGCATTATATAAGATAGTATGCAACAAATATTTTCTCATTTATAACTTAAACCTATTTTGCTTTAATATGTGTAATCCTAATTTAGGACTACACCCGTGTATTAATACTAAATTGGAAATGTGCTTATCTATCGAAGCAGTTGCTATATTCACTTACCTAATGTCGCAAGTTGTGACACATGGAGTAGCGCTTCACGCCCCCATGAATAAGGAGATAATGTTTCGTTCAGTCCTTATTTAGATCAACTAATAAAGGACGTCGCGTTTCCCTACTCCCTTTTATACATGACTGAACGAATTGTTCATGCAGCTACCGTCACGAATGGTTACGGCAGCGTATAATAAAATGTATGTCTATTAAGTGAAGTAGATGTATGTTAAAATAACTCATAGTTAACATTGCTTTCATTGAAACTTAGTCTTACTAGTCATGTACTAGTGAGACTTTTTCGCATACAAAAAGGGGCTTTACGCCCCTAAAGAGTTATGCTATTTATGAAAGCTTTTAAAGTGTCGAGATTGCCTAAACATACAGTATTTTCGATGGAGAAGAAATACTTAATGGAAAGGAAAAAGTCGCCAGTTAGACAATCTCAATTATCATTATTACACACTAATTTTTATTTAGCCACACTATTATAATAAAAGTCATTGGTTTGTATGTAATAGAGTAATAAATACGTTTCACTCCTTACTTTTCATCTACACTCTCACTTAGTCCGTCATGAGCTAAGTTGAGAGTGCTTTTTTTATGCAAAAAAGAAGCTAACCAATTAAGGCTAGCTTCTATGTAGTCGAGGTAGAGTAAAAACTCTATATGTACGTAAAGAAGTTAGAGATCTTAAACCTCTTTTGCTATTATCTCATTATTTATATATTTGTCTACAATAAAATAAAAAGCTATGCCCAATGGACATAGCAAGGTAAAAAATGACTTATATTAAGAAAAATAAAATATTGAAGTGCTTTGTAAGGGAACCACTTCTAACGTCATTATACACATTAAATTTATACATTGTCTATAACCTTTACAGTATCTATAAATTATTTACAATTCTCACTCCCCAGATTTGGGGATAATAAAATTTGCTACTAGATCATTATGTATGTTGCGTTGCCATTTTGACTACACAGAGAAGCCACAAACGACTTTTCAGAATTAGAGAACGAATATTTTCGTTTTCTAGTGCACTAACTTGGTGTGTCAGTTATTAATTTGATTAATAAGCTCACATTTGAGCCGGTTAAAAGAAGCGGCTAATAAGTTTACATTGGGACTGGTTAAACCATTTCCCTATTTTAAGGTACTGCTTACAAGCGGACTTTTAAGTACGGTCGTAACTGTATGAAATGTAAAGTTTTGACAAGTTATAAATAAAAAGACTGCACCCAAAGGATACAGTCAGTTTATTAAAGGATACTCAACATTGAGTAGTAAGTTTAGTAGCTACATTCATTATCTAATAAAAGCCCCTAAATGTAAATAGAAAACGCTTACTTTTTATAACTAAAAAATAATACTACTCAAATATGTATACCTTACTTACTTCTTTTTCTTAAGAGATTTAAAGACTAAAATTAAAATTAAGAATATTAAAGCAACACCTAGAACTGACCCCATTTCTGTTCCCTCCTAGTTATCTTTAAATTAGATACTAACAAACTAATCCCTTAATTAAAACTAAATATACAAAATAAAGGGTACTGCAAAATACCAATACCTTAATTATTTATTAATAAAAATATGCTTATGCTTTTTTGAGCAATAGTTTTGGTTAATCAAAAACTTAATAAAAAGCACCTACTCAAAATTGAGTAAGTACTATTTTCATAATCATTCTTTAATCTTCTTCTGGCACATCATCAATGAATATTGGTGTAGTGATTTCTATTTCTTGTTTTTCAGTCCACATTCTATAACGTTTGCCTAATAATTCTGCTGCTTTTATTCTATCTTTGGCACTAGGTTTTATTGTTTGAATTTCTTGCATACCGTCGCCTACATATACCAATATTTCTTCTTTTTCTTCGCCTCTAAGCACTCGTGTTAAGTAACGCATGATCTCATCAGTTTCTGCTATGCTTTCTTTTTGAATAATTTCTAAGTTGTCATCTATATATTTATTTATACTCACATTTTCCAACAATTTTATCGCATTACCTCTTGCATAACTTACACTATAACCCGCATTTACTGCCGACTGATAGACGTTTCCAGTTCGAATATATTCATCAGCGAATTGTTTTTGTTTTAGCGTTAATGACTTCATTTTATCCCTCCTAACAAATTATTATCTACTCTATTAATCTTGTTAAATAACGCATAACTCCGTAATTTTCGACCATGTTATCATTCTTTATTTCTTCTAAACGCTCATGTATATAAGATTTCACGCTAATATTTTCCAATAATTTTAAAGCATTATCTCTTGCGTATACTTCACTATATCCCACTTTTATAGCTGAATAATAAGGATTACCCGTTTCTATATACTCATCTGCAAAGCGTCTTTGTTTGGTTGTTAATTTTTTCATGTATTACCATTACCTCGCTAAACTATAAAATAAGCCCACTATAAAAGTAGGCTACATTGATTAAATATAAAATGGTTTGCGACTATTGACGCTACCCATAAACTCAGTTGGTTGAATATTGTTTTCTTTCGTTAATCTATCTATATAATGGCTTAAATTACGTTGATTAAGTAGATAACTATTGTTCTGTTCTTCTAGTTTCTGTTCTGCTTGTTCTAGTTCTTCTTTGAGCTTGTTATAGTGTTATAAATCGTCTTTATATGTTTCGATATATTCATCACTTAATTTATCGGCTTCTTCTTGCATGCTGCTACAATTTTTAATAATGACTTGTTTCAGTGATTGCTTCATAACGCTTAAACGTTTTACTTTGGCTTTATGTGTCGTTTCTTGTTTATCAATCTTAGTATATAGCTTATCAGCTTTTTCTACTTGGCCACCTACTACTAATTCTTGATAGTCTGCATTAAGTTGATCAATCTTTTCTTTTTCACTATTCACTTCTTGTTCTAGTGCTTGTATATCCTTTTGATAGCTTTCAATATTCTTTTTATGCACTTCAATTTGTTTTAATGTTTTCATGAATAGCCCTCCTATTTAAATAATTCAACATGCTTCGCTATTTCTTCTTGACGTTGGTTAGCGTCTTTAATGTTCATGATTTTTTGGCGTTTCTCATGCTTTTCTAAGCTACTTAATTCTTTCTTTTGTTCTTGTATTTGTGCTTTCTCTTTTGCTTGGCGTTCACTATAGTTATATAAAGCTAATCTTTGTGATTCTGATAATTCTAATGCTTCACTTAATTTATTCATTTCATCATTGTTCATATCGTTTTAACCTCTTTTCGATTGGATTATTTATTAGTGTTCTCGTTATTGCTTTTAAATGGTTATAGGCTTGTTTTCTTTGTTTCAATGGCAAGCGATAAAGTGCTGCGTCAGTTAATATTTTGAGATTATAACTATCAACATTAAACTCATGACGATCTAACACATAAGATAAGAGTTCATCATTGTTCATCTGCTGAATTAAGTCAATGAATACCCCCATATCTGTATTTCGTTCTACTTCATGTTCTTTAATTAATCGCAGCTCTTTCTCTTGATTGAGTGTTAAACCATAACCATTATTAATCTTTTTCTTTTGTTGTCTTTTCTTTACGTCGTCTTTATCCACTAAGTACGCATTAAATGACTTTTTGTTATGTTCTTCTTGCCTTTTCTCTCTTTCAGCTTGGACATAGTTATATAAATCAATTTTAAAGCGTCTCACAAGCTCATTATCACGCACCTTTGTATTTCTGATATAATTCTCTTTATAAATATCTGTTCTTGCTTTGTATAGCCCTCTAAAACAGCGTATAAATGATATAGGTTTCTATTGCTCTTTTTTAGATAAGATTCTAGCTTTTCTTTTTCTTCGATAATCTGAATAGCTAGATGTTCGATATTCACACTTTCATAATAGAGAATTCCTGTAATGTTATCGCTAGCCATATGTGGCTTATTACGTTCATAGAGTGTTTCAATACCTTCTCTAATACTTTCTGCTTTCTTCTCAATAAATTTAGGATTGTAAACTGTGAATAACGTATAATCACTAACCATTTCAATATCTTCGGTGTCTGTGTCTTGTTGATACGCTTGTTTTAGACTTGCCATACTATGTGTTACTCCTTTCTAAGAAGCGGAACGGGTACAAAGCCCGTTACCACTTATGATTATTTTTTAGTTAATCGGTAGTCTGTTCCTTCAACTTCAATCACTGTTGTATTCATCATCATTCTTGAATAAATCTTTGTTAGCATTTTGTCAGCTGTTAGCTCTTTGTTAGTGTTGTTGGTTGTGATGATATTATGCTTATTTACTCTTGCATTAATTACGCTGAATAACTTACCTTTTTCAAAATCTGTTAAATTCGGCGTTACATCATCAATAACAAGCACATCACACGCCTTAATACGATTAATCAGCTCTGTTTCAGTATATTTAGCTGTTTTACTCATAGTATCTCTAAATAAAGCGATAAGCTCGGTAATATCGTAAAATAATACTGTGTAGCCCTTTTCTTTAATTTCTTTGATTGTAGCCATTGCTAGCGCTGATTTACCTAAACCAAATGAGCCTCTTAACATAATTGATTGCTTATTATCTAAATTAAAGTTCTTTGCATATCGCTGCGTGGTGTCTTTTGCTTTTTGTTGGCTTTCATTTCTAGGGATATAATTATCGAAGGTTGCGCTTTGTAAATCGTCATTCACTTTCGATTTATTAAACATACGATCAATTTCACTTCGTTTTATCTTAGCTTTATATTCTTTTACTTTTTGTTCGGCCATTTGCTTTGCTTCACAATCACAACCACTTTTGATTTCTTGTATTGTTCCGTCTGACTTTTCAATTTCGTAATAGTCATAACGATTTTTACAATCTTCACAGAATAGATTTTCCTCAACTTTCAAAATTTTGCCACGCTTTTTATTGTTATTCATCAATGTTTCAAGACTTTTCAAAATCGTTCCTCCTTACTTAACTTACAAATATTGTTGTCGCTCTGGTGAGTTTAACCAATCATCATCAGTATCTTTTGTAGATTGCTGTACCTTATTCTTACTTGCTTCACGTTGTTTTCTACGTGCTTCTATATTGTCAATAGATTTAATACCGTCTTGATACCAACTTTTAAGAATACTGTTAACATAGCTCCATTTACATACATTATTCGTTGCTGCTTCTTTTAATGCTTCTATAACGATATTTTCATTACCGTTGAAATCATCTATCCATGCATTAATTTGATCAATAACGAATGGTTGAAGTATTCCAAATCCATTTTCTTGGTAAAAGTTGAATACATTACTATAAGAATGTGACGGTGGCTGTTGTTCAGTAGTGCTTGCACTACTACTGTTATTTTTAGTACTATCAATATTAGTTAAGTTATTATAAGTACTATTATTATTAGTAGTGTGCGATTTTCCGTCGTTGGATTTTCCAACGTTGGTTTTTCCGTTATTGGATTTTCCAATGTTGGTTTTTCGCATGTGGATAGAATAATCTTCATCTACATTTGATTTTCTAATGTGGTTAGGCTGTTCGTAGACTTCATAATCATAGCCCTGTAATCTTCCTTTATCGTCACGTTTTCTTTTCCGCTCAATATATCCAGCTTTTTCAAGCTCTTTAATTCCACTTTTTAAACTACTCAGCTTATCACTTGTATGTTTTACTAATTCTGTTTCATAAATCTTCCAATCATCTGGACGACTTAATAGATAAAGTAGTAAACCTTTAGCTTTCCAGCTTAAGTTACTATCTTGTATAAATCCTTTATGAATGGTTACAAAGTTACCACTCTCTTTTTTGACTCTATACGTTGCCAATCTTCTGCCCTCCTTTGCTGCTAATTTTTATCAATTTATAAAAAGCCTCTTTCAAATAATTGTGTTCGTAGTGTTTTAAAACGCTTGTAACTGATCATCAAATCATTGCATGTTTGTGTAGCACTTGGGATAATATTGTCGTCTACATGTGCCATGTAATAGCAATACAATGCTTTAGCTTCGATACTTATATCTTTGCTAGACATAACACTTTGCGTAATTACGCCATAACCTTTAGAACACTTGATTTTATTAGTCATAAAATGCTATCCTTTCAGTAGTTTATTAGTTTGTTAATTGTTCGTTATCAGTGGTTTGGTCGCTTTCTGATAACGTCTTTTTTATTTCTTTAAACTGTTTAATAACATTAGTGAGTTCATTCTTATACATTGTTAATAGTCTATCGAATTGTTGAATGTGTATTCTCATTTCATGATATTTAGCTCCGTGTGTTACTACTTCTCTATTACTTAAAACGTGATCCTTATCATGAATAAGATAATCGTCCATAAACCAACCTTGTGCTTCTAATAAGTCCTCAATTCTTTCAGTTATCATTTCTACGTTTTCTATTTTGTTGCTTAATTCCCAATTCACACTTTTTAATTTTGTAATACTATTATTTTTTCTAATAACTTCGATACTTGAATTAAAATTTTCAATTGTATTTTTCAATTTTTTCTCCATTTCTATTCCTCCCAATTGCTCCATATTGAAGCGATTTATTATTTTGAAGACTTTCTACTTAAATCTCTTTTCTGTTTCTTATATGCTGTCTGTATGTTTTATAGAGATATGAATGTTCTTCATCTTGAATATCATATTTAAGTGCTGCAATCATACTTCCAAACAAGAAAAACACTAACGCATAATGTAATTCTGTATGAACTCCTAAAAATATCGTTATGACTGTGATATATAGCAATTCATTGATAAAACGTAGCATTTAAAACACCTCTTTAATTTATAAATACTTTTTGTGCTTACATTTTAAAAATTCTTCAAACTTCTCTACATTTATTAAAGTAAGCGTACTACTAATATCAAGATACATACTTTCAATACCTAAGTTATCCTCATCATATGAAATGAGTAATCTACGAATTGTTGAATAACTGCAATTAAATAACTCGCTTAATAATTTAGGCTTTGCATATTTAACTGGAAATACGATTTGTTTTTCTTCAAGTGCAGTATTCTGTTTAGTTGGTAAATCTTGTAATTTAGTATGTGACATTTTTAAGCCTCCTCTTTTTCTTTAATTCCAAAAAATTCATTTGGTGTGACTTTGAAATAATTACATAACTTCATAATGATTTGCATATCTGGATTTTTAGTTCTTTCATGATATAAGCCATGAATAGTTGTTCTTGAAATTCCAGTTTCTTTGCTTAATTTCAAAGCACTTACTCTATCTCTGCCCATTAGCATACTTAAATTATTGTTCATATGTCACCCTCCTTTGTACATATGTATTTTTATATTTTTATATATTTCATATGTACAAATATAGCTTACACTTAATATTTATAACTGTCAATATGAATTTTTTGTAAAAATGATTGTACATGTAAACTTTTGAAGCTAAAATATAATTAACTAGATTTTCTTTAAAGGAGATTTAATAATGAATTTTGGTGAAGTATTAAATAAATATAGAGAAGAATTAAACTTATCAGTAAATAAATTAGGGGAATTAGCAGATGTTTCACCGACATATATAAGTAGAATTCAAAATAATCCTTCTAAAAAACCATCTAAAAAAATTGCTTTTAAGTTTTTAAGAGCGCTTTATTTACAAATGAATAAGCAGCAAAAAAGTGGAGAAATCTTTGAAGATTTTATAACTTCTTATTTGTTCGAAGAAAACAATTATAAAGAGTTAAATTCTAATAAAAAAAAGGAATATGAAAGTTTTTTAAACGAGTTTTTTGATTATCTTAATAAAACATCAGATGTGGTAGTGAAAGAATTACGTGATATTAGTGAGAAAATATATGAAAATAAGATTATTCTTAAAAAAGATGGTACTTTTGACTTTACTGGTGATGAAGATAAGTTAATAGAGCATCTAAAGGATAAACCTATATTTGATATAGAATGGTACTTAAAGCAAAAAGATTTTGAAATATTAGCCCCAAGAAATATAATAACTAATAAAAATTATGAATATATAGACTATAATGCTATAACTCAAGAAGATAAAGAAGTTATTTTTAGTTTAATTCACTCTTATTTAATAACTAAATATAAAGAAAATTATCGAAAAAAATCAAAAGAGTTTTTTGATGAAGTTGTTGAAGAATTTATAAATATTATAAAGAAAAATTAAAGTAATTTAGTTAATTTTAAGAGAAGACACATTCACATATATTATAAAAATCTTATTAAGTATTAATATATCAGTTAAGGTGGTGGTTCTATCGAACAATGTCTAATACACCATAGAAAAATGAATATAAAAGGTAATAAAATTAGGGAGTTACATATAAAATGAAAAAGGTTTTTATATTATTATTGAGTAGTTTATTAGTTTTAGCTGCATGTGGTAAGAATTATGAAATCAGTGATATTACAAACAAATTTAAAAAAGAAGGTTTAAGTGTAGAAAACTTACGAAAAATGGAACGTGAAGATTTTGGTATGGCACCAATGAAAACTGAAAATGCTAAAATATTCACTGTTTCAGATGGTAAGAATGCACGTATTTTAAAATTTAAAAATGAAGATGACCTAAAAGAAATGAAAAAGTATTATGAAGAATTAGGTGAATCAAGTGCAGCGTTCTATTCTCATGTATACACTAAAGATAAATTTTTAATTCAAATGAATGGCGATATTGACGATCATGTATTTGAAAAATATAAAAAGGCTATGAATGAGGCATTAGATTAATTTAGGGTAGTTATCTACCTTTACTTTAATTAAAGGAGCATATACATATGAAAAAATTACTAGGAACATTATTTGCAGCTACACTTGTGTTAAGTGCTTGTGGTCAAGACGACACTAAGGAAGATGAAAATAAAAAATCAGAAAGTACTACTGAAAAGAAAGCTGACGATAAAAAGGATAAGAAAACTAAAGAGGACAAAAAGTCTAAAGAAGAAAAGAAATCTCAAGAAAACGAAGATAACAAGTCTACACAAGAAAATAACTCTACTGAAGAACAAAACACACAAGAAGCTGCTACAAATGAACAGGCTCAATCTCAACAACAAACACAAGAAACTACCACTCAAGAACAGCAAACACAACAAGTTAATAACAATCAGCAAAATGAACAAAGATATGATTATGACCACAATGGTGTTTATAGAACTCCTGCTGAACAAAGAGCACATGAACAATGGATAAACGACCAAAATGAGTGGAATGATGAGCAACAACAATCCTCACAAAATAATCATGTTGATTTAAATTCATTACCTGCCACTGATTTTCAAACAGATTGGATGTCTGAATCTGGACAAGAACAAGTGAATGATTTAGTAGAACAAAAAGATAGTGGCCAAATTTCACAATATGAATTTAATGATCGTGTATCTGATGTAATGAATAATGAAATGGATAATCAATAACAGCAATAATAATTTAGGGTAGCACGTCTACCCTTTTTATTTAGGAGGGATAATATGTGGCATGAGAAATTTACTAATAAACATGGTGAAACTAAATATCGCTATTATGAGAAGTATAAAGATCCACTCACAAACAAATGGCGACGTGTTAGCGTGGTACTTAATAAGAATGGTAAGCAGTCACAGAAAGAGGCTCAAAAACGCTTAAATGAGCGTATAGAAGAAAAGCTAAATAATAAGACACCTACTACACTCAAGACGCTAACTTTCCATGCTGCATGTGATGAGTGGTTTGAGAATTACAAATTAGTATCTGGTGCTAAACAATCAACTATAAGAGCAAAAACTTATAGACTTGCTCACATCAAAGAGCGAATAAATGAGGATATTCTTGTCGATAAAATGAATGCTCAAGTTATTCAAGATTACATAAATACATTAATGAAAGAAAATAATATTAAACACATTACAATTAAGGTCAATGTGAGCCTTATAAAGAGTGTATTAAAGTTTGCTCAGCAAAGATACAATATCTCAGATATATCATATATAGATAACGTGTCACTACCTAAGAAAGCAGTAACTAGAGAAGAAATCAAAGCTAAACGTGAGAATTACTTAGAAATGAATGAAGTACATAAACTTATTGATAAACTTAATCATAAGGCAAGCACTAGTAATAAAGGCTATATTAAACGCTCATACATGATGACTGCATACATTACTGAGTTTCAAGTGCTTAACGGTTTAAGAATTGGTGAGTTATTAGCACTCCAACCTGAAAACATTGATTTTAAGAATAAAAAGATTGAGATTGATGGCACAATAGCATGGATAACTAAAGATGGTGTACGTGGCTTTAAAGACACAACTAAGACTGAGGCCTCATATCGTACTATATCTATTACCACTAGAAGTTGTGAGATATTGCGTAAGGTAATGTTGGAAAATAAGAAATCGGCTAAGTGGAATAGTAATTTTAAAGAGAGAAATTTTATATTTACAAATAGTAAAGGCAGTCCTATGCCCTTATCGTCTATTAATGCTAACATTAAGAACGCTGCAAAGAATATAGGTATTGAAAAAGACATTTCAACTCACACTATGCGTCACAGTCACATATCCTTATTATCACAGTTAGGTGTGTCACTGCGTGCAATAATGGATCGTGTAGGCCATAAAGATTATAAAACAACTTTACAGATATATAGTCATGTTACCGAACAGATGGATAAAGATATGATGAGTAAGTTGGAAAATATAAATTAA